CCATCTCAACATCGTTACGATCGTTGGCGGCGTCGCGGCCAGCGTCAACGGTGACAGACTTCGGGGTCGTCCAAGAAACTTCATTCCACTTGGGGTCGTCAGGCAGGTCGCCGTTAGCGATACCTTCGCCGATGATGTATCCCCACGTAGGGAGGCAGAAGGTTTCGATAATAGTGTTCTGATATTTTCCGAAGACTCGGGAAGCCTTAGCAGTGACAAGTCGGATAGAAGCGCCGCCTAGTTTCGATGGGTCACTGACGAACTCGTACGGCAGTACGCCCTGGCTGATGTCGCGTTCCAGCGCCGCAAGGAAGCCCGTGAAGGTAGCGTTCGGGCGGTTGCTCTGGAAAGAGTTGAGAGACTCGCCTTGGTCGAGCACCAGCAGTTTGCCGCCCATCGTGTTGGCGATGTTCGTGTATGAGGTCGTGTTCAGCGCGCCGAGTTCCGAGGCCGTGTCCTGGTCAAGGACGCCGCCCTGCTTCTGGATCGTGCGGACGACGTCGCCGTTGTCCTTCACGGCCTGCTTCTCGAGGGCGAGGATTTCCATCTCATCTTGGATGGAGTTGATGCTGTGATGGAGCAGGGGGACGCCGCGGGCGCCGCTGGCGTATTCATGGTCGACGACGTGCATCATCGACTGAGCAAGGATTTGGCGGTTGCCGCCGTCCGACTTGTAGACGTTGCAGGCGACGTACTCGCCGTAAGGCCCGAAGATGATACCGTCGTGGATGCCAGGGATGACGACCGTCTCTTCGAGGGGGTCACCAACGCGGTGGGCTTCCATCAGCTGAATCTTCGCATCGCCGGCGCCGTTGCGAACCTTGGCGGCAAACGAGTCGCCGTCGCGGATCATACCGCGGAGGAGGATGGCCTGAGCCTGATAGAACGAAAAACGGTTCGTGATGTCGATGCGCTTACCCTTCTCGGCGAAGTAGGCCTCGTAGCGTTCCTGCATCTCAGGCGTCGACGCGTGGCTCTGGGGCTTGATGCCGTCGCCCACGGTGTAGAGCACCATGTCGGCGAGGATTTGCTTGAACAGGCCGCTGTTCCGCTCCGCCCATCGGCACTTGCGGATCATCGCCATGCGGTTCCACGGCGTCAGGTCTTGACGCAGGTCGCCCGGTGCGCTGCCGAAGATGGCACGGCGAGCGTTCGAGAACATCGTGCTCTGCCATCCGGAGTAACTGCCACCGAACCCGCTGCCCTGCTGGTCCATCACGGCGGCCTGAGGCTTCAGCGAAGGCTCACCTGCCGCGGCCTTGAGCACGGGCTTGCGGAGGCTGACAGTGGGGATTTTCTTGCGGGGGGCCATAGATTAGTCGCGACGCGTAGCCCAGGAGGTCGAGATGACCGTGGTGCGGCGTCCGTAGGTGGCAGGGTCGAGACGGCTCAGGGCGAACATCGCTTCCGCAAGCATCTCCTTCGGGGGCATGGCGAACTGCTTCGACGCGGACGACCCGGAGTCGGAATAGGACATCAGCGTCTTGCCCTCCGTGATCATGGCCAGAGCCTTGGCTTTGAGGTCGAGGAGTTCGCACTCCGTAAGTCCGATGAAGAGTCCTGAGGCCATTTAGTATTGCCCAGATTGGAACGAATAGGGGGGTACGCCGCCCAGCCCACGCCACAAGCTTCTTCCTCCTGCGACACTAAACGGCGTACCCTTGCAAGATAGCGTGCCCATCAGGCGTCAGATTGCAAGTTGGTTTCAGAGGTTTCCCGCCCAGCGATACCCCAACGGACGGCGGCTAGGAGGGCGAGGATTTCGCAGTCGAGGGCGTGGTTGTCCTTTTTGCCCTGGGGAAGTATCCACATCGGCTTGCCCGTCCGGCGGTCCTTTACGCGGACTTCGGCGTTCAGCTGCTCGACGTACTCAGGGGTAGCGTCCAGCGCATATGTCCAGACGCGGCGAGCCCTCAGGCCGTGGAGCAGGTCTTTGCCGGCGGTGTTTGAGTGGCTCACCAAGATTGCCCTCTGAGGGATGCCAGGGACGACGATGGCCTGCTTCTCGGAGTAGTATCGGCGGCTCGTCTTGCCGTCCCGATCGGTGACCGCAAAGTCATCCGACCCCGAACCCTTGGCAGTCTTCCAATTCCGCTTGGCACACTCGCGGTAGACCTCGGTCGTGTTATCGCCTGAGTCCACGAACACCATCGCAGGGTGGACGGCGTACTGCTTCGCGAAGGCCTCGACGTTGCCCCATGACTCAATGCGGGCGAAGGCAAGCAATCGGCTATGCCCGGTCTTGGCCCATCTGCGGGCCACGACCCAGAAGTGACCGCGCTGAACGTCGACCCCCATCGTGCGGAAAGCGATGCTTCCCTGCGGTGCGTCTGTCTGGTCGATGACCCGACCCTTCGGCGAGATCATGGCCTCGGCGTCCCATGCGTCGCCCATCTTGTAATTCGCCGACTCCGCCGTGCTCACCATCTCGCCACCCTCTTCGCTCCAGGGCATCGCCAACCGCTTCTGCTTAAATTGCATCCGGGCTTGGTCGTCGCCGTATTGATCGACCGACTCCTTGGCCTTGAGCATCAGCACCCCCAGCTCGCCCCAGCTCATCGTCGCCAGCGAGTTCCAGTGAAGTCCGATGTGCCCACTGTTGACCGATGCGGCGGTGGCGACAAAGCACCCGCGGGCGTTGGCCTCGATGCGCGTGGCGTTCGTGTCAGGGAGCAAGGTCCGGCATGACGCGCACTCGTAGGTCGTGCCAATGCTGACCTTGTGCAAGTCCCACGACCCGCTGACCTTCGCGTCCTCGGGAAACCTGATCTGCTCCCAGACCCACGGCTGAAGGTGGTCGCACTTCGGGCAGCGGAAGTTCCAGTCTCGCTGGTCTGTCGTCTCGTGCAGCTGATGAAACTCCTGCCCAGCCCTCCCGCCCTGGCTCATGAAGATGCGCTTGCCCATCCAGCCGAACGCCGTCACGCGCGCGCTCAGTTCGGCTAAGTGACCGGGCGGCGCCATCCAACACTCGTCGGCGATGGTGTACCGAAGCGACAGGCGCTGGAGGTTCGCCTCGTTCCAGATGCCGCGGCAGTAAAGCGTCATGCGGTCGAAGTCCGTCGTCGTCGAGCGGTCCATGTCGTCGAGCGAGATGCGCTCCTTCACCGGCGGACAGTTGGCCCACGCCGGGCGGAGGTAACGCAGGGCGAAGTCCTTGGCCTCTGGGTCCGTAGCCTGGAGCACCATCGTCGGGCCGGGAGCGTTTGCGATGATGTGGCAGGTGAACAGACGGGCGAAGAGCGATTTGCCGGACTGGATGCTGGCAAGGATAGTCAGCAGTTTGGTCTCAGGGTCGGCGGCGATGCGCAGCGCCTCCGCGATCCACGGCGTCCGCTCCGATCGGAACGGCCCGGGCATCGGCGAGTCAGGGATGGCGTGCACGTTGTCCTCAAGCCACTCCACGATGTCGCCGGAGTCCGATGGCTTCAGCACGTCCCGACCGATGCGAAGCAAATCAGCCTTGTTCATCGACGGCGGATAGTTCGGCCTTTACGCGGCGCACCCAAGCCTCGAGCACCTTCACGGCCTTGGCAGGGTTCTCGGGGTTGCACCCTTCCGCCACGTCGAGGGCCAGTTTGTCGAGGCGGTTCACCACCGACGATGCGAGTTCCCGCATGGCTTCGCCGGCTTCCTTGGCTGAGATGTAATCCTTAGCCAGGATGAGCCGACGCTCCTGCTCTTCCTCGAGGGCGACCAGCGTCTTCAGAGACTGGTTATAACTCGTCTGGTACTTCGGTCCGTTCGGATCACCCTGCTCCATCGCCGCCTGCCATACGCCGCGAGCCCGACCGACCAAGGCACGGTGCTGTTGGATGGTGTCGGCCAGCGTCCCGTCGTCGAGCTGCGCCGGCGCGGGTTGCGGGGCTTTCGCTTGCCGGGCTTCGTCACGGGCCTTCCGCCACGCCAGCGCGGACTCGATGCTGTCGGTCGGCATCCCGTTGCGCTTCATGTAGGCGATGGCCTGCACGGTCACGTTTAACGCGGCGGCAAACTGAGCATTGGTCACGCGGTCGGCCATCAGAGTTGGGGGGTATTAGAAAACAGGTGTTTTCGCTCTTTGACCCCACGAAAAACCTTCGTGGTGTCGGGCCA